ATGGAGCTACCCGTTACCGATGGCGCAGCAGACAAGCCGGTGATACTTCTGGTTGACGACGAGCCCTCGATTCTCAGCAGCCTTCGTCGTCTACTTCGCAACCAACCCTACGAACTCCTCCTTGCCGAAAGCGGTGCCGACGCCCTGCAACTGCTCCAACAACGCCCGATCAATCTGGTGATGAGTGATGCGCGCATGCCAAACATGGACGGGGCAACACTGTTGGCCCACGTACATGAGCGTTTTCCCGACACGTTGCGCATTCTGCTTACGGGGTACGCTGACACGGACACCATCGCAAAAGCCATCAATGATGGGCACATCTATCGTTACATCAGCAAACCCTGGAATGATGAAGAGCTGTTGGTCACCTTGCGCCAGGCATTGGCCCACCAACATTCGGAAAGCGAGCGAAAACGCCTGGAACAGCTGACTCAGGTTCAGATCACGCAACTCAAGGCGCTTAACGAAAGCCTTGAACAGCGTGTAGCGGCGCGCACCGCCGAACTGCAGCAAACTGCCGACATGCTTGACCTTGCCTATGAAGAACTCAAGCGCAGTTACGTGACCACCACCGAGTTCTTTTCGCAGTTGGGCAACATGCGTCTGCCCAAGGCCAAGCAGACCAACCGGCAAGTCATAGAATTGATACGGGTGTATTGCACCAGCCATGGACTGGACGAAGGTACCTGTCGCAACCTGACCATGGCTGCAGCCCTCTACAACATCGGCAAGATGAGCTGGACCGACAACATGCTCACCTGCCCCGCCGATCTCATACCTTCACAAGAGCGCGAACTGTACCGGTCGTACCCGAAACAGAGCGAAGCGCTGGTCATGACCCTGGAGCCAATAAAAGAAGCCGCACAACTCATACTTCACCACCAGGAGCGCTGGGATGGCAGCGGTTTTCCGGATCACCTGAAGGGAGTGGCAATTCCACTGGGCGCCCGCTGGTTGAAAATGGCTGTGGATTTCATCGAATTGCAGCGCGGACTGGTTCTGGATCGCCAGCTCAATAGCGATGAGGCACTGCTCTACATACGCAAGCATGCTGGAAAGCTGTATGACCCAGATCTGGTGGAAGACTTCGTCAATGTCTGTGCCGCGTACATGCGCGACATTACCTTGACCGACCCGGCGATCAAGGTGTTGAGCACGCACGAACTGGCAGAGGGCATGATACTGGCCCGCAACCTAAATGCCGACAATGGCATGCTGCTATTGAATACCGGCAAGGTACTGAGCGGTCCGCTGGTGAAAAAACTGATTGCCTTCGAAGAAATGGAAGGTGGCAGATACAGCGTGTTCGTCAGGGTTCCCGAGCAGGCAGGCAGCCTGCAGCCATCGCCCGCAACGGCAGGCTGACCCCGTTGCGGGCAGGTGCTGAAATCCGTTCGTCATGCATCGTGGCAAGCGGGGTGCCTGGCCGTCCCCGTATGACTGCCGGCACGACTACCAGCCAACGGCTATCCTTCAGGTTTCGGTAGGAGGGCGTATGTGCGGAAGGCTCAGCCAGTACCGTGGCATACATGACTTCGTTGAAACCCTGAGCCTGCCAGAGGCCTGGCGGAACAACGTCGGCGACCAGCCGCTTGGCCGGTACAACATCGCGCCGACCACGCCGGTGGCAGTACTGCGGATGGATGATGCAGGCCCACGAGCGGACCTGGTGAAGTGGGGATGGCGGCCGCACTGGGCGAATGATCGCGCTGCGCCGATCAACGCCCGCGTCGAGAAGGTGGCGCATGGTCCATTCTTCCGGGAGATCTGGCCACACCGGGCCATCACCCCAATCGACGGCTGGTACGAATGGGTTGATGAAGGTGGGCCGAAGAAGCAGCCGTACTACATCCGCCGCCAGGATGGGCGCCCTGCCCTTTGTGCCTCGATCGGCCAGTTCACCGGCACAGAGCGCGACGGGTTCGTCATCATCACCGCCGACGCTCAGGGCGGAATGGTCGACGTTCACGACCGCCGGCCTGTCGTGTTGTCGCCAGAACTGGCGTACGAGTGGATCGCGGCAGCAATGCCGAGCGAGCGCGCAGAACAACTGGTGCTCAACCTGGGTGAGCCGGCCGAAGCCTTCGACTGGTACCGGGTGGGTATCGCCGTGGGGAATGTGCGTAACCAAGGTGCCGAGCTGATAAACCCGCTTCAATGAATGGAGGCAAATCCTTTCCGCGCGCTTTGGTATCAGAAATCGACCTGTACGGAACCCGTTTGAACAGCTTGGACAGAAACCACGGGCCAATCACCACTTTCGGGCGACTGCTCATTCCCCCATCACCAACGTCAATCCCGCTCGGCTCTTTGGCTGGCCTCCGGAGGGGAGTACGCCATGCGATACTCGCCAAGTCGACGAAAAGGTGACTGCTTTATCCAGGGCTGAGCCTTGTGCAGAATAAACAGCTGTAAAGCCCAGAAGCCAAGGCAGAAGGTTGTTCTTCCGCCATTCTCCAACGGCATTTCATAAGACAGTGCCACGCCAGCGAACATGATGCTGACAAAGAAGAAACCGCTGGCCAGGGCATTCGCCAGAAAATTGAGCCTGGGCCATTGTTCTGGCAGCAGCTCCAGCGGCCCCAGCGCGATCAGAGCAATGCCGAAAGGCACCGAATACATGATAAATGACGCGGATGGGTCCCCGTATCGCAGGATCGCTATCCACATCGCCAGGCAAACGAACGCTGCCGTCGGAGATCTAGTCGGCTTTATTCGTAAGCCAAACGTCCTGAACCTTCGCAACAAACCCATTACCAATCTCCCTGTTTGGTAAGCGGAGGAAGCATATCACCCCCTTTCAACCAATGACTCCTCCCCGATCAGGCCAACACCTGGAGCATCCATGACGATTGAGTGGACCGCGCGCCAAACGGCGTGCTCAAGGCAAAGCGCATTTCGCCGAATCGCCATTGGTCATCCCGCCCGGGAAGAACGGTGAGCACGTAAAACCAGCACCATCAGTAGCGCCCGATCGTCAAGGGTCCGGGGATCAGATACCGCCCCCGTATAACTGCCGTCGCACCTATGCGACAATGTGCTCAATGTCTGGTCTCAATCCCGCATTCATCGCCCATCAGCTCGGGCATAGCGTGCAGATGCTCTTATCGACTCATGCGCGCTGGATTAACTCGTCCAACGACTGGCAGCAGCTGGAAAAGCTCCTGATTGGTCCGAAATGGGTCCGACGCTGCGAAGTAGTCACGTAAGTTATTGATAGGTAAGCCTCTTGATCTCCACCGCTAACATCACCATGCGATTTCTTAGGGGTGTTCGGCGGTGATAAAGGGCTGATTTTGCTGGACTAATTCCCCTCCATTACCCTTCGATACCCCATCATTGGTATCAGAATTGGTATCGCACGCGGATGGCTATCGCTTCACTCAGCGCCTCGTCGACCCCATCGACGCGCAGCGGGCCGCATGGCTGGTCATGCTCGAGCGCCCACAATCTCGCCGACTCGGCGAACTCCAGCATGTCAGCCAACTGGTCTACGTCAACGTCACACCGCCGGTGGGCAGATACCGCCAATTCCATAAGCACCGTGGCCCGGCCATCAGGATCTGCTATCAGTGCGTGCTGGTCATTGAGTTCGGCCAGCCAGGCCGATGGCAAGCTCAACATTTAACCGTCCACAGCTGATCGATACGCGTTGTGTAGGATTGGCTCATCATTTCCCTCCTCATCCCCCAGTCCGGTGTCACCGGCACGCTGCCGGCTCGCATCGTCCCCCTCCCCCAGCGCTCATTGATGTTATCCATCACCTGCATCAGCCGGTCACATGCCACCGATTGCTTGAGCGCGAACAAATCCTCTGAAAACTCACCTGGTTGCCGCAGGTCCATCAGCAGCACCTCGGCCTTGCTGTAGCGGAACCCAGGCCTGAAGATCCTCCCGACCGCATCGGTGGCCAGTCGAGTCATCAGCAGCGTGTCGCAGGTTGGGTAAGGAAGCTCCACCAGCGCACCCTGGGCGTGATGCGCCTCCTCCGGATTGAACATGCCTGTGCGGATGCTGACCCGCATGCGCTTGCACACTGACCCTTGAGCCCGCAGTTTCTCCGCAGCACGGCCAACATAAGTGGCCACGGCCTGTTTGATCGGCGCCAGCTCGGTCAACCGCTTTCCGAACATCCGACTGCAGCAGATCTCCTGCTTCGGCGGTTCGGCCTCGTCAAGTTCAAGGCATGGTGTGCCAGCGAGCTCTCGGGCCGTCTTTTCAACCACAACGCTGAACTTCTGGCGAAGTGTCCAGGCGTCAGCTTTGGCCAGGTCCATGGCTGTGCGGATGCCCATCGCTTCAAGGTGAGCGGTCATACGCCGACCAATGCCCCATACTTCCTTCACCTCGGTATTGCGCAACACCCAATCGCGCTTGAACGGATCGGTGATGTCGACGACGCCACCTGTCTGCGCCAGCAGGCGCTTGGCGGTGTGATTGGCCAGTTTCGCAAGCGTCTTGGTTCCAGCGATCCCGACACCCACAGGAATCCCCGTGCACTGGAAGATCCTCGAGCGCAGCTTTCGTCCGAACTGGGTCAGGTTTTCCTGAATGCCGGAAAGGTCAGCGAAACACTCGTCGATGCTGTAGACCTCTGTTGCCGGCACCATCGATTCGATCAGCGTCATGACACGCTCGCTCATATCGCCATAGAGCGCATAGTTACTGCTGAAGGCCATGATGCCGTGTCGGCGCAGCTTTTCCTTCGCTTGGAAAAACGGCTCGCCCATCTTAACAAATGGCTTAGCGTCGTATGACCTGGCAATCACGCAGCCGTCGTTGTTGCTCAACACGACGATTGGGGTCTTGGCTAGGTCCGGCCGAAACACACGCTCGCAACTAGCGTAGAACGAGTTGCAGTCAATCAGCGCAAACACTTGGTCACTGCGCATGGTCACGAACGCTGTAACGCACAACGCCCCATATCACGAGCTCGTCGCCTTCCATGATGTATCGCGGCGGATATGCAGGGTTTTCTGACTTCAAGATGACTACGCCATCGCGCCGGTGCAGGCGCTTGCAAACCGGCTCACTGTTAACCGCGGCAATCACCACATCGCCGTGTTCAGCCTCGCGGCCGCGATCGACGATGACGATGTCACCGGAGTAGATCCCTGCCCCTTGCATGCTGTCGCCTTCGACTTTCACTAGATACACATGGGGCGCGCGGAGGTCGAATAACTCATCAAGGGAAATATGGCCTTCCAGGTGGTCCGCAGCAGGCGACGGGAACCCGGCCGGCACGCGAAACGAATACAACGGGAGCAGTTCGGTACCGCCAGTTGGCGTACCCAAGAAAGTGATGGTCATGGTGGAAGGTCCGAAGCAGACTGTATGCATATACAGTAAATCCGGCATCGGCTGCCCGGTCAATCCTGGACGGTGAAAATTCTGACGGGCGAGAGGGGGAAATATGTGCGGACGATACTCGATCTATGAGTCGATGGATCACTACCTGCGCCAGCTATCGCTGGACCTGGTGGTGATCAATGGGTACGACCATGAACCCATCAGTCGTTTCAATGTGGCGCCTTCGACCCGGGTCGAGGTCATCCGCAGAGTAGACGAGGGGCTGAGTGTGGATAGAGTCAAGTGGGGATGGTCGCCTTTCTGGGCGAAGGGGAAACGCCCGGACCCGATCAATGCTCGGGCCGAGACCGTGGTGATGGGAAAATTCTTCAAGGCTCTGTGGCCGAACGGGAGAGCTTTGGCGCCGGCAAATGGCTGGTTCGAATGGGTTCCAGACCCTGCAGACCCGAAGCGAAAGCAGCCCTACTACATCACGAGCGCCGATGGCGGACCGCTATTTTTTGCCGCGCTCGCAGAAGTACATCAGGGTCAAGAGCCAGATGAGCGGGATGGATTTGTTGTCATCACAGCCGCTGCTGAACAAGGCCTGGTCGACATCCACGACAGAAAACCCCTGGTGCTCTCGCCTGAAACCGCTAAGGAATGGCTGGATCCAGCTACATCAGGCGAACGCTTGGAAGCAATTGTCGAGGTTGGATGCCGGCCAGCACAGGACTTCCGGTGGTTTCCAGTTGGTAAGGCGGTGGGGAATGTTCGAAACCAAGGGCACGAACTGATTGAGCCGGTCAGTGAACAGAACCGCCAGGGCGACCTAGAGCTCTGAGCTGATAGTCAGTTACCGCCTGGAACTGCGATTCGGCAATCAGCCGCAGACGCTCCACCTCTTCCGCCGGCTCACCCGAAGCCTGGGCCTCGTGATAACGCTTCATAGCGTCCACGGCGTTGGTGTACATGGGATGGTCAGGGTAAAGGATAGGCGGCTTACATTTCATCGGGGTTCCATCCTGATGGGCCATCACTGAATAGTAGCCGGTGCCCGCCCTGCTTGGATTAGCTGGTAATCGATAACCGCTTGGTATAGCGAATCGGCCAGCAGGCGAAGGCGCTCTACATCTTCAGGTGGCGCGCCACGGTCCTGGGCTTGGTGGTACTCCCGCATGGCGTCGATGGCCTGCTGGATCAGCGGCTCGCCTGCTTCGGCCATTCCAATAAATGTCCGTTTGTCCACCACGCCGCCCATTGAAGAAACCCTAAACCCACTTTCCAAGTGTGGCAGAAGGCCTCGATCTGCGCCATTGACTAAAGCTCAGTAGACTTAGTAAATTTACTAAAGTTAGTAGTTTACTGAGTCTACTATCGCCCAATCGATGAGGCCGCTCCATGAAAATACCGACTCACCTGAAGCACATCCCGCTTATTACAGTGGAAAACTATGATCTGATTGATGGTCCTCACCACGGAGGTACAGACGCGAAGGGTCTTTCCATTGGGATTGCACAGTGGAACGGCGCCGGCGAGTCTGAAATCTCAGCGAAGGTATGGCGCCATACCGGCGAGAAATGGTCGAGGCAGTCTGAAGAGCTACCTATTCATAGGGTCTTGGATCTCGCAACGCTCGTTTGCAATGCTATTCAGTACTGCGAAAACGGACATCAGCTACCCACTACAGCAGATTTCAACGTTTCGCTTGCGGAAGGGGAGATGGACTCGACCAGGCTGCACAACCTTATGGAGGAGCAATTTGCAAAGAACAAGGAATACCTCGATACAAGCCTAGACAGGCTCGCTGAGGCATTGAAAAGGCTTGGCAAAACCTGAGGCAGTCAAGATCCCGCTTTCTGGTGCCCCGTTAGGACATCGTACTCTCGCTCACACTGCTCCCCTGCTATTCGGGCACGGTCATACGCTTTCGCCAGCTCTCCCGCTCGAACATCAGCCCGTGTGAGCAGGTCGGAGAGCACCATAGCGGCGCGGGTGGCTGTCTGGCCTCGGGCGATAGCGGCGGTATCCGTGCCGGGGCAACTGACGGCGGCGGCGAACTGGGTGGCGTCATTGCGCAGCCGCTGGCCAGCAGCATCGGCGTCAGCAGCGCCAGCATCAGCAGTCGTTCGTTCTTTCTGGGCATTGGCTCTCGCCTCCTCCTGCGCCGTGGCGCGTCGTTGTTCTTCCTGGCGCGCCGCTCGCTCGCCGATCACTTCTGCAAGGCGGTCACCGCTGTCTCGTTCTGCGGACGCCTGGCCGGCCTCCGCTCGCTCCACTGCCCTCCCGTGCTGGTACACACCCCAGTAGGACGCAAGCAGCACCAGAAGGATCAAGGATCTGATGGCCCACGATTTCATGCCAAGGCCCTCCGCACGCCCTCGTCGATAATTGCCGGCTGGTACGGGTTGCCGCCGTTCTCGTGGATGATGATGCCGAGCACCATGCCGCGCAGGATCACCGGGTCTTTGATGTTGATTGGCTCAGTAGGACGGACGCCCAAGCGCTTGGCCACGGCCGACGCATAGGCCTGGGTGTCGTTCTCGTTGCTCGGCGCCCAGCGGTTGATGGTTTCGAGCACGGTGTCGATGCCCTTCCCGCCGACAACGGGTATGCCGTCCTTGCCCCGGTAGTTGATCAGCAGCTTGCCCAGGGCGCGGATGCCGTTCTCGGGCGAGTCGAAGATGGCGAAGCGGCCACCTGGCTCCTTGCCGATCTGGCCCTGCCAGTCGTTGCGCGGGTTGAAGTCGATGTTGCCGGGGTTGCGGTTGCGCACGCCCCGGGGTTGGGATTGGGTCATGGGTTTTCTCCAGGCAAAAAAATACCGCCAGGCGGCGGTCGGTGGGTTCGGTGCGGATCAGACTGGCAGCGCGGGCCAGTCGATATGGGCCGGGTAGTCTTCCTGGTCCGGCAAACGGTTCAGTGCTACGCGGAAACGCTTCCATTCCTTCAGGAGAGAAGCCTCGGCATCGGTGGCCTCATCGAGGTCTACCGCATCCTGCAGTGGCGCGATGGCGTCGTCGGCCAACTTCCGCAGGCGCAAGGCTTCGGCCTGAACCTGTGCCAGCACTTCGGCTGCTGCCTGGGCTGCCTTCATCTCGACGGTGATCATCTGGCTCCAGTCGATGTTGTTCATTCGGGCTGCACCTCAGCCAGCGCGGCTGGCAAGTCGTAGATCGGAAGGGGCACGGCACCATCAGCGGCCATGTACAGCGGCTGAGGGAACCTGGTGGACTCCGGCGCATTCGCGCCATGCGGCAGGCGTAGCGTAACGACGAGCTCACCGCCAACGCGTTCAGCGGGCCCACAGAACCAGTCTGATTTGATCGCCTCGCGTGGCAACGTGGCGCCCTCGGTGAGCGGCGAGAAGTCGAAGGTCTCACCATTCACCGTCAGCGTGTCGCCCTGCCGGGTCACCTCCAGGGTTTCTTCCATGCGGACCGGGGATAGAATGATTTTCATGATTAGAACTTCCTGCCGATGGCTATCCAGGCGACGTTGAAGGCTTGCGCCGCTGCGTTGTTGCGGATGACTGCCCCGATACTTCCTGCAAGCCGCGACGAGTAGCCAATGATTCCGTAGTGATCGTTGGACGCCGTGGGCTGCGCGACTGCGCTGAAGCCGTAGCTGTTATCGAAGAACTGGACCGGGAAGGTGATGGTCTTCCCGGCGTAGTCGCCGCTTGCAATAGCAGCCGTGGACATCGAGCCCCATTGAATAAGGGTGCCGTCAGCGTACAGCGTGTAAGCGCCGTTCGAGTTCTGGCCACGTTCCATGATGGCGGTACCAGTGCCGCTGCCCACGTTTCCGACGACGTCGAAAATGGCCCCGTTTTTCAGGCCGAGACCTGCACGGGCCTCCCCCGGCGTAGTGCCGCCGGTACCGCCTTTGGCAACCGGCACAACGTTCTCGGTCGAGACCGAGCCAAGGCCGGCCAATGTTGATCCGTATTGGTCGACCAGTTGCCGCAGGCGGTCAGCCGACTCCTTCACATATCCCTGCAGAGGTGCCAGGCCATACGATCCGCCAGTAACAGTGGCCCCCTGATAAGCAGGCAAGATGCTCAGGACCGTACTGCTGGCGATATTCGTCACCTCATACCAGCGGCCATCGGGGCCCTGGAAGCCATCGCCAACCCGCGCATTCGCGGGAAAATTGGTGCCGGTACCGGTCACCGTGGTTTGGCCGGCCGTGATCGCGACCGTGCCAGTTCTGTACCATGGCAT